GGTCGACCATAGATCCAAAAAGAAATTATATGCCATGCGAGAAAATTAGCTAGTATCACATTTCGGTGAACTACACTACGATAGAGAAGAATAAGAAAGTCGATAAATCGATCTCTCCATATATTCTTTATAGACAAATCGTAGTTACTAAAATCTCCAGCAAGAACAAATCTCTCTTCCGAACCTTTCAAGTATGCATACAAGTAGCCCCAATCTTTGGAGTGGGCATTAATGCATATGCCAATAGGTGAACGAACAGGATCCTTCGTAGCCTCGGTAAAGAACGCACCCAAATACATTCTTTGTATAATAAATGATGTGAAATCGCCTGAATCAAACAGCCGCGTTTCACATTTCGAGTTCTTCTCATGAGATCGAATCTCATCCTTTAACGTCATCTCGAATATGACGGGCATTATATCTCCATTCTCAAAGATCTTAAGATAATAGGCAATATCTTCTACAAGAAGAGGATGGAGTCTACGATTTCCATCAGCGTCAAAGCACAACGCTTTTCTAGTCAAACCGAGCTTTTTCCATCGGTAGCCAGCACTCGTAGTAAAATCAATAGCATCCATATACAATGGTATACCATAAATAGCTTCTTCTTTAGTAAGAACCTTCATTTTAGACAGATCGAAACTCTTAGGTAGGACATCCATATAGGAAAAAGGAGCGTGATTGGTCCCAATATCAAATTGGCGACCGAATTTTGACAAAGCCACGTCGCGCGGAGATATCTTCTCTCCATCAATCACGACTGGTTTAAGATGGGCAGGTCCGTCCTCATTAGGTGGCAAGGGCGAATTCCAATAATAAAAGATGGACTCCACCAAGGACGTCTTATCGGGCATGAACACCGCCATCTTCTTAGGAACACAACCAAAATTTGCCAATCCAGAGACACACTGCATCTGAACATCTTCTTGAACAGATATAGAAATAGGGTCATGAGTCTCAGGTTCGCCCTCAGTAAAGATCTCGAGGTCGGAACGAACAATCATGACTCCATAGGACCGTTGGCCTAAGACTTCACCACCCATATGGATAGCAATGACTTTACCGGTCTCTCGAAGAGAATAAGCCGTTCCACACAAACCCAAACCTCCTCGAATTCCATGGAAAACCAAATCCGTCTGAAAAGCGTAATCCGTAGTTCCAGACTCAGCTATTTGGCTCTCATAATTCAGCACTCTCTCCACCCTAAATCCCTGAGAATCAGGTATAGGACGGAGAGCTTCGATACTCCCCCAATTGGGTAAAGCATCGGCAAAATAGGACACGATCTTTTTCTTCTCACAAAGACCGGGAAATTCCATCACACGGATATCTCCTCTAATTTCTCCATAGTCGATTATCTCAGAATAGGCACGAGTATAATTTCCAACTTTAGTAAGGGTCACGTAGCGAGTATATTCGGGAGTCGTCTCACCGAACGCATAAACCGTATGACCAGGTACCAAAGCTTTTCTCCCC